GCAGCGTCAGATGTGTATAAGAGACAGTTTATCTACTTTACACTGGTACTCTTTGGATGCGAACCTTGAGAAGAGAAAATGATGGTTCTCCCATAATCTTTGATAATTGGGTAAAACGGTGGTAAACATCCACTTTATTTACAAAAGAACTACACAATAAATCATAAATAATCATTATCCAAAAACGATAAAAACTTCAGCCCAATTAATATTATTTGTTATAGTCAATTTACCGTCATCGTAAGAAACTAATACATTTGTTGACGAATCACCGCCACATAAAGTATATAACCGCCCTCGGACATCACCTGCAAATAAAGAACCATTTTGATCTGTATTACCATGAAGTACAAACCAACATGTAGCGTTAACATTAAATGTATGAGATTGTTTTGATTTTATAACAGCATACTGAAAGTGACCTAAATTACTATTTAGCTGATCAAGTTTCTGCCCCATAGCATAGGCCAGTGCCGCAGAAACACCTTTAGTCGCGTCATTAGTCTGCACACTCACCAGATCGCTGATTTTAAGTAGCTTAGTGGCAGCCTGATCTACTACCCAGTCTATCAAATCCTGTGCAGAAACTGTACCGCCCACTTCTCCAAGCACTCCGCTGGTATCCTCTGCCTGCACTGATTCCAGGGCTGTAGGGTTAAAGCCTTTAGCCATCAGCTGATAATTAATATGATCATCTGTAGGTGTGATGCCTTGTACAGTCTTCAAGGTAATATACGTACTGTTTTCATACATTACCATTGTAAGTTGTTCATATGCTGTTTCCGGATTGTATTCTCCACCATTGGTAAGCATCCACTTACCAAGATCTGTTGTGCTTGCCACTATGCCACCTCCACTAATACATGGTTATTTTCAACTTTAACTGTTACTGTTTTTCCTTGTTTGCACATCAAATGCCCTGTTGATGCATCCAGATAAAACTCCGGTAAGATCAGATTTGCATATATCCCAGCCTTTTCAGCTTCTTCTTTCGCCTTTTCGCTATAATATTTGCTGTTATCAGTATCTTCCCCTGTTCTGGAACCAGTACCACCCACAGCATAGCTTATAGATGATTTATTATATGCCTCTGCCTCTTGCGCTGCTGTCTGAGCATCAAGCATATACTGCCGTAAAGTCTTCTGCAATGTAGGCTCTAGCTTATCTGCTGTTATTGACCCGTCTACCACATTTGCAGATATAGTCGTTCCATCCAGGTTCATTGCAATAGTCGCTGTACTGGAAACGTTATAAACAAAACGCTGGAAGCTGATCTTCTTTATGGTTCCGTCCTGCTGGACCAGTACGAGATTACCGTCTTCGTCCAGATCAAGCTTTGTTGGCATCATCTCAATAGGAAAATCTACTGTTTCTACAGTGCCATCCTTATGTGTTACAGTTACAATCCAAGTGGATGTGTCAACTTCCCATCCAGTTATAAATTTGGCCGCATCCGATGCTTCCAGTTTGTCCTGGGATAGGCCAAGGATATATTGCGCACATTGCAGGATACCATTATCCATATGGCGCAGATTTGTCTTGCCAACTGGTGTGGATGTGTCCGGGTAGTTCACCCAGCCTATAATGCTATAAAACAGCTCACTCAGCTTCATTCTTTGCTTCCTTTCCGGACTGCTGTGGTTTTTCCTGGATTTCTTTAACGATTCCACTTTCAAGGATAGCCGCAGCCTGTGCCATAAGCTTTATATTGTCAAATCCTTTTACAGCCACCATATTAAGTAGTGCTGTTAAAAGCTGGATATCCTCTTTTTTGTACTCTACCTTAGCCATGATCAACCTCCACTTTCCGCAGGATAAATTGCAATGCCTTTACTATCACCGGGATGTAATTTATGTACGGGATGGAATAGTATTTACCATTTTTAGTATACAATGGCATTTCCGTGCCCAGATCTGCACACATTTTTTTTACTTCCTGTGCAATAAATCCCAGGCTTTCCGCATCGTTTACATTTAGTGCATAGGCTACCGGCCGCAGCCCTTTTATCACTTCTACAGCAAGCTTTTCATGAACATCTCTGATGTCATGTTTTAATCTTATGTCTGACCAGGTTTCCCCAGCCATTGATGAATAAACGCTTACACAGCTTATTCGATTAGCATCGATATTTTGGCAGTTAATCGCTCCTGAAAAATCCGCTCCTGAATTAAATACCGCATTACCTCCAACTTCCAGATGGTTTGTGTAAATCGTACTCGCACCGATGGAACTTGTATTTGCAGTTCCATCAATTTCCGCACCAGTAATCTTCAGTTTTCCATTTGCCAATGTAATACTTCCATCATTGGTTTTAAAACTGTTCGCCACCACATCACCTGTAAATGATCCGCTGCTTGCTGTCAGTTTACCGTCTGCCGTCATAGAGGAATATGTAGAACTCCAGCTAAAACGATTCCCTTTTATGCTGATCCCACCGGTTTCCACCGAAAGCTGATTTGATACATCTCCCTGGCTGACTTTCAGTTCAATCTTATCACTGACTACGTTAATAGCTGATCTCAGTTCTGCTTCCTGACCGGTAGCTCTCGTAACTTCCAGGGAAATCTGATTAGCCATCTGGGTAAACTTGGAATTAGTTCCCTCTTCCAGATTGGTAAGTTCATTTGATATTTCTTCTACAGATCGCTTAAGGATAGCAGATAAGCCTTTTATCTGTATCAATTCACTTTCAATGCTAAAAGGTCTTGATAATTCCTGACTCCCAGTGCTTTCATAGCTGTCCATAGCGCCCTGGATACCCGTAAACGTTCTTTTTATCACAAGGGGGTTAACTGTACCATCTATGGTCTCCAGAGCCACCCTGTCGCCGATTTCAATCCAAGGAGAGCCGTTTGTTGATATGTTCGCAGGCTGGTATGCCAAAGCACTTATAACACTTTTAATATTGTTTGCAATTTCAACCATCTGAGATGTTGTTTTGCCATATACAAGCATGTTGCCCTCAATAATGTAAACGTTTTGACCATCTCCTGCGCTCACACCGCCTATATCTCCCTCTTCCTGGCGGATCTGTACTGTATCGATATCCGGAACAGTATACTCTTCACTTTCTGCATTTTGATAAGTTGTCAGCTGTGTAGATACATCTTCTTTGCCAGGAAGCCTGATATACCTCAATTTCCCGTTTTTGTTGATATTGCCAAACACACCATTAATCTGGCAGATCTGCTGTAGTACATCCCGGCCATTTAACACAGTAGGGTTTACGGTCTTTTCTATCTGCATCTCATCATTCACAAGCGTTGCATTTTCTTCCAGTACTCCAACAAATGAGCAAAGTGACTTTCGGAATGCTTTTAATGTCACAGGAAAGGTCAGCGCATTATACCAACCGGACACATCCACATCAAAACGCTGCATCCTATCATACGCTATGATCTTGCGTGTGGTTGTATCTTCCTGTTTGGGTGTAGAGTCCACTTTAAACAGCCCCAGGACCATGTTATAGCCGCCGAATGATTCCACGACCATAAATTCTCTACCCGCTATGTTTTTGGTCAATCCTGTAACTGTCAGCTCAAACTGAGCCGCTTCGCAAGACCCAAAACTTAAATCTTCGTCTGTGCAAAGGCTTTCTGTTATAGTTAGCGTATCCGTTACTATCTGATCATCCTCTATAACAAAATCTACCGCATCCTCAGACATTTCAGACGGGTATAAATCTTCAGACGGATACAGTGTTTCAGACGGATACAGAGCATGGTATTCTTCTTTGAAAAATGTCAGTTTAAGGCGCTTCCCGCCATATTCGTTAAACAAATCCTTATACGCCTGATCGATTTCTATCATTGCTCCGCTCCTTAATACTGGATCATTTCAATGGTCACTTTTTCGTAGTACATTTCGCCGGTGTCATTATCTGCAATGTGATCTATGGCGAATTCCGTATCCGGGATATAAAAAGAGCCTGTACCATACTCGCATGTGTCAAGATTCCAGAATGTCACTCTGTACTTTCGCTGAGTAGCATCCATCAAGCCATTTGCCTTGATGGAGTTAAACAAGTCTTTTTCGCCCTGGGACAGCGGCCTTATCTCAAGGTTAAGCGTTGTCTTGAAGTTAGGGGATGTCACCCTCTGCAGTGACTCGTTGTTATCCCTCCAAGCCTTTTTCTCGATCCTCTGATCGGGGGTGGATCTGTATCGGGTAAGGAAGCTGTTTGGGAGCTGTGTGTTCCCAAACATTACCAGATAACCTCTATAGTCTTTCTGCACGCCTTACCTCCTACACTAAGACAGGATTTTTTCCCGTCCTTTTCTTTTCCTGACGGACAAATTTAACAGTAGATGCGCCCATTTCTTTTCCATCCAGATAGATGTATCCTACAATATCGCCACCACCCAAGCCGCCGGATTCCTGTAATGCTTCCTTAAGGGCCTGCTTCATGGTAGACAGCGGGGATACAACTTCCGTTTCCTTTTTGTTATCGCCCAGGATAGCCGCAAATTCACCGGCACGTGGCGGTACTACTGTTCCTGATGCAAGACGTGGAAGTCTAACTGTAGATATATCAAATCCAAAATGCTGACCACCGGCAACCGGTGACCATTCCGGGATATCAAAGCTGATTTTATTTAATCCGCTGATAATGCTATTAACGGCGATTTCAACAAGCGCCACAATTCCATTAAAGACGCTCTTGAAAATGTCTTTAATGCCATTCAGCGCCGTTTCTATATCCAAAGTAAGTACGCCCTGGATAAATTCAAGCAGCCCAGTTAAAACGCCTGTAACGCCTTCTCCTACAGCACCTACCACTGACAAGAATGTATTAAAAAATCCTCCTATGTTCTCAATAGCATTGCCTATTAATGGTGCAAATGTCTGCACAATCCAATCCAATAAGGGCATTAATAATTGATTCCATGCGGCAGTCAATGTATCTGCCAATTGTCCAACCATATCCGCAAAGCTGCTGAAAAACGGCTGTAAATACTGATTTTTTACTTCTGTAAATTTATCAGCCACCTTCTGCAAAGCTGGTAAAATGTACGTATTAAAAGCTGTCAATGCGCTTCCATATATCTTCGTAAATCCTTCTGCAAATGCGTCAAACATTGGAGCTATATGTTCGTCATAGGCCTGATTTATTTCATCCAATGCCACTGTAAACACATCTTTAATGTCACCCATGACCTGAGCAACAACGCCTAATATATTATCCAAAGCATTTTTGAACTCATCCTTGTTGTTTATAAATGGGGTAGTGAGCGTATCTAAAAAATCTCGACCTGTTTTGGCAAACAGTTCGCTCAATCCCATAAAAGCATTTGAAAAAAATCCAATCAAATTCGCTGTAAAAGTCTGACCGTTTTCATCTGAGAAAGCGCTAAATACATACGCAAAAGCCTCAGAAAAATTTGCTACAATATCCGATATATCACCAGTTATATCAAACATATCTATGATATATTGTTTGATGCGATCCTGAGCATCTTCTAAGTATTGTGCAAATCCGCCGATCAAATTTGTAGCCAGTGTGACGCCTATAGAAGCAATCGAACCTGCAATGACTCCCAGATCATAAACAACTTTTTCTCCCCAGACTTTAGCAGCGTTCTGAACTTTAGCATCAGAAAAAATGTTACTAAAGCTGTCTTTTATACGCTGTAATCCACTTATGATGGTTGCAAATCTTGAAGTTGTGTCTCCAAGACCTACTTTAAAGCCTTTAGCAAATAGCGCGGCTATATCATTCCATTTCTTCTTTACTGCATCTAATGCCTTTGTCAAAGCGCTGGAAACTGCTACAGTCTCAAACATCTCAGATGGAGATACTCCGCCACTACCTCCGCCATTTCCAGAAGAACTATCATCTTTTTTTACATTTAGCTTATCAAATGCGGCCAGCTCTTCTTTGGCGTCTTTTGCAGCGCTTCCAGTCTTTTTTAGTGACTTCGCATAATCCTGCTGAACCTTGGTAGCCTTGACTACAGTACTTTTCCCTGTCAAAGCCGCCATAAACTGAGCGATTGCCGTAACCGCAGTGTTGAGAAGTCCAATCAAGTAATTTAAAGCTGGAGCCACCGCTGACAAAATAGGGGCAAACGCTGTTGCAAAGCTGTTCTTTAGCTGAGTAAGTGACGACATCAAACTAGAGATATCTTTATTTGTGTTTCCAGAGTACTGGGCCAAATTCTTAAAGCCATCAACTAAAGCGCCTCTTATCTTGCTAAATAGCGCATATAGCGATCGAATGCCTAATCCATATTTAATCAGATTTTTCAAACTCAGCGCAGTGGAGTTCGCATTCTTGCCAATTTTTTTAATTCCATCTGCAGCTTTTTGTGTCATGCCTCCCGCAAGCCTTTTTACGTTGTTATTTAAGGCTGACATTCTTTTTTGTGCATTATCAATGCCATTGCTATAGTTAGACGTTGATCCCGCTGCATTCTCCAAGATACCGCCATACTCCTGCACCTTCTGTTTTAGAGACATAAAGGATGTATTCAGCCGGTTATTTGTATCCTCAAGCTTTTGCTGTTCAGCTTCCAGCTGGGCTGCTGCCTTCTGAGCGGCAGGTGTATCCGCCCCAGAAGTAAATGCACCGCCACTTTTTTCAAGATCTTCTTTTTCGGCCTTTGCGTACTCAAGGGTCTTTTTCAGCTGTTCAATTTCGTATTGCATGCCAGCATAAGCTTTGCTGTTCGTTTTGCCTCCGGTGTTTACAAATTTTTCCTGACGTTCAGTCAACGCCGCAAGCTTTTTTTCTGTTTCGTCAATTTGTTTTTGGATCGCTTTATACTCTTCCGTTGGAATCTTCTGGTTGTTAAACTCTTCAACTTTTTGCTTTAAAGCTTCAACCTTTTTTTCCTGAGCTGCATACTGAGCATTCAGCTTCGAGAAAGCATCCAGTTGCTTCTGAAGTGCGATCTTGGCTTTATCTCCTACATTACTGACTGTTTTGGCCATACGTTTGGCAGCCAGCTCTATGTCTTTGGATCCAGCCTTAAAGCCATCATCTGCTATGGTTGTATCGATAACTATTGTTCCATCTGCCTGCACGCTTACGCCTCCTTACAGCCATTTTTCAAGGTTCTCAATCTCTTTTTTCTGTTCTTCGCTCTGCACAGTTGGGAGTTTTACCAGATCGCTGTTTTCCCGCTCAAACTCTCTTTCCCATTTTTCCAGCTTTTTATGCTTAGCTTTTTTTTGACGTATGGACAGTACTTGTGAAAAAAGTCCGTCCTCAACCTCCATAAAAAAGCCCAGGAACGTCCACCAGTGTATGTATTTTTCAGCGCGCAATTCTTTCCCAGCCACTTTATTAACCGCTGGCATGATCATAGCCGCATCATACTGCCAGTCAATAAGCTTTTTCTGTGGCTTTTTCTTGTCCGAGTCTATTCCGCCATCAATAAAGGCAACGGCTTTTTTGCACGCTTCTTCGTAGCAGTGCACTGGGATTTTATCCGCGTCTATATACAAGATCTGGTACATAACTTCTTGCTTTTCATAGTCGCTTAAGTCTGGATCCGCACAGGCAATGAGGATATCCAGTACGGCGCGAAAATCCGACTGGATATCATACTCAATGCCATCGATATTTAGCGATTTCGGGAGATTATAACCTATCATTTTTTATACTTCTCTGTGTACTTCTTCACCTTTGCGCTGGTTTTACGGATTCGCACATCCAGTTCTTTTTCAATAAATGATGCCAGTACATTCATGACATACTCACATAAGAGAGTACCGTCTGGGCGTGGTGTGAAAGGATTTACACCTGCAAAAAGATCCGCTGCAGCATGAGTATTTAGCAGATAATCAAACAGCTCTGATACCTTATCGGATGCCGCATACAATTTGCCTATGTCATCCCCTTCCGGAAGCTGAATATTTTCAAATTCTGCCGCAACCTTTTCATATCTTCTTACAATGTCCAAATCCGCAGGGTTCCAGTAAAATCCGCCTGTCACATTTCCTTTGCTGTCAACAATATCGATCCACTCCAGGTTATCCAGTACCAACTGCTTTCCCATTTAAATCTCCTTTAACCTAAATCTGATGGTGTGAATGTTTTCTTGCTTACATCCCATGTACCTTTAACCCTGTTTCCAGCTTTGTACACAGTAAATGGAGTCTGTATGCCGGATGTATCGCCGCCTACACTGTTCGGGATTAAGTAAACATCTTCTCTATAAGCCCATACTGCAGTAGGTACAGCATCCTCGGTTAATCCTGGCTTTAACAGCACATCAACCATAGTGGTCTTGCACTTATCGCCTGTGGCTCTTGTATTGGCCAGATCCATGATCTTGTTGCTGAGCGTATCGTCATATTCTTCGTAGTAAAAAGGATCTACATCTGACTGTACTTCATAGCCTGAATGCTGCACTGACTGTTCGCCTAAGATGTTTTTTGTAATCTCAACATCAGGGTTCAGCTCTTCATTGTACTCTTCCAGGTTTTTTCCGATTCTTACATAAGTCGGAGTTGATGTGCTAAAAGCTGCGTCAATGTAATGCGCCAAGTACTTACGTCCAATCATGTTATCATTTCCTTTCTATGGTTAAAATTCTATGTCATTTGTATACTGCACTGTTACTGGCAGTACCCAATCTTGTACTGAGTTTTCATTTGGCTCCAGGCCGTATGAGTTATCACGGGTAATTCGTTTTATAATCCGGCCTTCTGACAATGCTGGGAAAGTCGTGAGACGTGTTTGAGCGCCATCTAGTACTACCGGTTCATGGCACAGCCACTTCCCAAGGGTGTCAAGGAACTCTTGCGCGCTAAGCTTCAGCCTCTCTTTGTTTGATGCCGTCCGGTACACAACATAAAAAGGGTACTGGCACTTTTGATGTCTTCCACCGCATACGTCTTCAGTTTCGGCATACACCAGCGCACCGTTATCAGCCGAAAATGCTATTCCAGAGTCTTTGGCAAGCTCTTCAAATTTAATGACAGTGCCGTTCTTAAGACCCGGATACTGATTTAAAAGTGCTTTAACGGCACGTGTCAAAATCTCATATCCGCTGGCATCAATGCCAATTGGCTTACTATCCATGTTTTCCTCCTCCAGCTATGCGTTTAACGTCTTTGATCCATGTTTTTTGGTCCGCTTCTTTTGCAGCATCAAACCAGTGGTCTTGCGCTTTCGGATGAGCCTGATGCGTGTAAGATATGTTTTCCCGCGCATTTGTCTTTCCGGTGTACTCACTTACAAGTACCTTGCGCGCTCCACGCCTCGCCCAAGGTGATCCAGTCTTTTCGTCCACCATGACTTTACCCTCGTACAGGTATCTGCCTTGTGGGCCATAAGCAGCAAATACTTTTCCAGTTCCCTGTTCCGCAGCACTGGCGGCTCTGGTTGCGTTTATAAAGCTGCCAGTAATCATTGGCATAAAGGGTACCATGCTGTTCATGACAGCGCCGTCAAGATGGTATTGTGCCCGCCTGTATTGCACTTCAAAACGGTCATATCCTATCTTCATATGTACATCCCCATCAACAATGGAAAACCCCTTAAAATGTCGTGTCTTTGCGCTCATTTACTTACCTGTGATCTCAAAATGTGGAATAACAGTATACGGGCCACCTACACTGCTGACCTTATAAACATTATCCCTTTGGCTGTTCATGTACTGGTAAAATCCGTCAAGGTAATCATCATCCGTTACCGTTCCGCCCGTCCATTCTCCAAGCCAAAAAAAGTCATCTGGCCCAAATGTTAGGAGCTCTGGCAGGTCATCATTGACTTGTCTACTCCACTCTTTTGGTGCTAACCATAGCATAAAGCTGTCACCGCTTTGCCGTACCATCACATTGTCACCGTCCGGAATGTAAGATATATGCAGCACAGCATTGTCAGAGCTGTCGGGACCGTATTTTTTTAAGATAGCGCCATGATCCGTTATCAGATCAACGCCAGGAAGGACATGCGGATACCAGTACACCTTGCCGGTTGTCGAGGATTCATAGTAGTTAAAGACCGTCACTGTTTTGTCATACATAATATTTACCACCCTGATATAACGTTTCGTACTCTGTTCCATACGGCTTTCCCTTATCGCTCATACCACTTGCTGACCGCGGCCACCCATTACTTATTTATGCTCTGCTTATATACCTGGTTCACTCCTGTGGCTGCCAGTCCATTGAACATTCCCACAGCAACCGCTGTAATGTAGTCCGATGCCGGGAAATCTGGAATAATTCCCATTCCGACTGCTCCGAGAATTCCGCCAATAACTGCCATGATTACCGGAATCCATTCATCAGAGATTTTTTTTGACGCTTTACAGCCCATTCCTATGATGTAGCAGATCATAACGATTGCTATACACGAGCCTAATGTTGAAATGTCCATCATTCAGATACCTCCTCATAAGTTTTTTCAAAAATATCTGGTTTGCACGGATATAATTCTCCGTTTACACCCTGGATAACATAATCGCCAATAGATACATGATGATTGCCTTCCAGAGTTTTGATATACAATTCTGGAGTATCAGATGGTTTCGCCCTTGGAATGATATAATACATTGTTCCTTCTTTAAAGGCTTTTACTGCCCAGTCCGGCACATAATACTTACCGTCCCTATCTTTCAAATCGCCATCATACTGAAATGCTTCAATTACAACTGGTTTCTTTCTAAATTTCATTGATATACCTCACGCAATTACATCAAATCATATTCGTTGAACACTTTAAAAATCTTCGGTGACTGAATAGCAAACCAGTCGACCATTTCTTCATTCACAGCCCAACTGTCAGCACTGTTTGAATTGGAATCAAGTCCAGATTCGAGCAGAAATGCATGAATGATTTCGTGTCTAACAACCTGCTTCTGATAGCCTTCAAGGTCTGCCTTTGCTCCAATCTGTCCCTGCGATGCCTCCATATCATCAACCACAATTTCCCGTGTTGATAAATCAATATAGCCATCTGCATTTGTCAGATTCGGATATTCTTTCTCGTTCCCGAACTTCATGCTCCATTCAGAGCCTAAGATATTAACCTTGAAATCCTGCATATAAAATCGGTATCCCTTCATCCGTCCTTACTCCCATCAGAAGCGGTAAAGCTATCTTTAAGAGTAAGTCGTTCGTTTTTTGTGCATCTCCGGAGGCGGCATATACTGCGCTCCATTCTTTAGCACTTGCCCCCATTTGCTGAGGAGTGGCGTAAGATTTAGACTCACTACCAGACGATACAGATGTAACTATTCCAGTAGCGGTACCTCCGCCAGGGATAGAAATTGATGTGCCGATTGCGGCTGATAGTGCATTTTTCTCAGCTATATCAATCTGATACAGTGCTTCTGCAACAGCACAGATCGCCTTTTTTATACGTTTCTGCTGCCGATCATCGGACGGTAATCCATCTGCCAGCCGGTCAAATGTCAAGCCGTCAATAAAGTCACTTGCCCTCTCAGACATCCTCATAAAATCAGATTCCGGCACGACATTGCCGAAAAATGATTTTTGGTAAAACTCATAATCTACATATGCCATGCCGGAACCTCCTCATTACTGTGCGGTTACAGTCGTATGACCTGCGCTCAGCGCTTTATATGTGCTGTCGCACTCAACTACAGTGATAACCTGGCCGTTGGCCGCTGTGATATCGCTCTTGCCGTCCCATGCGCTCCAGTTTTTCACATTCTGTCCATACTCTACAGTGGTCTCAGAAGATGCCACTTTGTACTTATAGACGTTACCAGCGTTGCCCTTTTCCGGATTAACAGTAATCTTTGTGGTACCGCTGGATGATCCAGCTGTAGACTGTACAGTCAGATCGCCAAGAGTCTGAGATGCCCCAAATGTAATCACAGAAATAGCATCCAGATACTCAGCAAACAGCACCATACCCATGATTGCGAATGCCTCAGATACAGCAGTGCTGTAGTTGCCCTGAGTATGGAAGCCGATCAGATTGGTTTCGCCGGACACTGTATAGGAGAGCCCAGCACGTGCAAAGTCTGAATCGCTCGGATCAACATAGTAAAGAACAATGTTGTCTACCGGTGTAGCGATTACCTTGCCACGCGGGATATCGCTGTCGGACAGCAGGAACACAGTATTAAATCCCATAAAATCTTTCATATACTGGAATCCGAACTGGTTCTGAATAGTGATATTTGCAGCGCCAAGATACTCATATACATCAAGGATGTTTACAAAGCCTGCAATACCATTCGGAATGGAACGATGCATGTTTTTGAATTTATCCTCAACGCGGCCTTTTGCCATAGCAAGAGCCATCTGGAAAGTGTTCTCGGTAGAGGTAAGGGTACCGGTCTTAAGATAGGTGTAAAATCTTCCGGTTACATCCGTCTGGAGCTGGAAGAGGAACTCTTCATCTGTCATCTCCACAGCCACATCGTAGCCATAAGTCTTGATTGCCTCGATGGATACAGCCTTTGCGTACTTCTCCACATCCATTTCAGCATACTCTTTTTCTTTTACCTCGAATTTGGAGTACGGAATTTCCTCTCCCTCTGCGACCTTACCGCTCTGTAAAGTTCCGGTTGCATATTTGGATTTCAGAGTTGATCCCGGCTCTTTTTTTATCATTCTCAGCACACCAAGAATTTCGGATAAGTGCTCCCAGTTGCGTTCAAATCTGGTTACAAAATCTACCTCTCTCGCGCGTACCTGAATGTTTTCTGTTTTTATAAGATTTGCTTTTGCCATAAAAGTTAAGCCCTTTCTGCCCGTAATTTGGGCGCCAGTCAAATCACTGGATTAACAACGATCACTCAAACAGTGACATGTTGCTTGCAATTGCAGCCTGTCGTTCGCTTGTATCTTTGATGTCCATGATTTCTTTTTTGGTCATCTTTCCACCCGGATGATTATTGCGGGTTATCCCTGTTGTAAATCTCGCCTGGTTCTGCATAGCGGTCTGCTGATCTTCATCAACAAATGCAGACGCATCGTCTTTTTTCATCTGATCCAGCAGATCATTAAGCCCCAGTATCCTTCCATCCTTAAGCTTAAGACCGGCGTCTTTGATGTCTGCCATAACAGCCTTTTTAGCAGACTCGGAAGAGAATTTAACATCTTCCAGTGCAGATTTAAGAGCATCAGCAAAATCTCTTTCATAAATTTTATTGTTAAAATTTTTCTCTGCATCTGCTGCTTTTTGCTTCCATGTGTCGACCTCTGCCTTGACGTTCTCTGGATCAATGCCATCAAAGCTTTTGAGTGTAGCTTCTGCTGTCTCTGCCCGTTCCTTCCAACTGTCACGCTCACTTTCGACCTTTGACAGTGTTTTAGAAACTTCTCCGGCATTCTTGTAATGCTCAGACAATGCTTTTTTTACATCTGCCTTCTTATCTTCCGGGATGTCAATACCAAATGATTTGAGTGTTTCAATAAGTTTCTGCATATCATCCTCCTGGCCGTGTTTATTGACCTGCCGCCGCAGGTAATGGATTAAGCCCGATAGACCACGGGCGGGGTAACTCCGGCAGCCGGATTCGAACCAGCGCTATGAGAGTCAAAGTCTCATGCCTTAACCGCTTGGCAATGCCGAAAGCTGATAGCCGGACTTGAACCGACAACATATTGATTACAAGTCAATTGTTCTTCCATTGAACTATACCAGCAAAATGGACCGCCAGGGACTTGAACCCCGGACCACCCGGTTATGAGCCGGGCGCTCTGACCAGCTGAGCTAGCGGTCCTAAAATGCCTGGCATGATTACATACCAGGCATTTACAAGGGGAAAAGAAAAACTCTGCTTATAGCAGCGGAATCCTCGCTGCGGTCGTAAGCCGCATTAACAGCCTATCAGCTACGAGGTGAAAGGAGGAAATTCAAGGCCAGTCAAAGCACTTGAATTTTGATCTGGCAAGCGCACGCCGGAAATTTCATCCGCTTTTCAACCTCCAGGAATGGCCTGTTTATATTAAGGACGTGCGCGGGAGGTGTGTGATAAAACCATGAAAAGTAACCAATCCTCTTCACATCTACATTCTACCATTTATCTATAAGTACCTTGTCCACACATCTACAGCATATCTCTAAGCTTATCCACATAGCGCTTCACAAGATCGCGTTCTTCGCGGCATTCTGCGTCCTTTGACATATCACCGATTTCTGCCGTAAGCCCATCCAAGTGTTCCTCTAATGCGGCCAGCATTTTACGCTTACAGTCCTCTGATTTGCCGGATCGATAGCTCTGCTTTTGCGTCATGTAATCATCATAAGCATCTCGACCATCGCTCCGGCTGTAATGTCCACGCACATAATGCTCACCACGGCGCATATAGGATGAACCGCGGTCATAATCTGGCATTCGGCCATCAGAAGCGCTATAACGCCCCATGTTATCACGTCCGCGGCGCTCGCTGTAGTCACCTACACGCATCTGTTCCAAAACGGTCATATAATACTCGCCCTTTTTATCCCAATACTCTGTGTTTTTAATGTCTTTATACATATCAATCAGCTTAAAAGCCGTGTCCAGATTGCCGGAGGTGAGGCCTTTTTCAGCAATGTTAGATATCTCATCTTCAATACGTGCACATAAATCTTTAATATCTCTCATCATCCCACCTCCTTATGCTACCCGTGTTACCACAAGATTTGCATTTGCTACGGTGATAGCCTGGGTACTGGTATTCTCTACCGCAACATTAAAGCAGCATCCGCGCGGCACATCAATAAAGATTCCGGCAGATACGTTGTTAAACGCTTCTACCGCGGTCGGTGTGGAAATCATCTGGGACGATAAGACAGGCTCACCGCCGATTGCAATAGCAAGAGAAATTGCTTCCGCTGTTCCTCCGGTCGGCACTGCGATATTCGCAGAAAAGCTAACAAAATAGCGGGCCTTGCACTGATTAGTCATTCCTCTGAGGGTAACAATGCCGCTGCCTTCCCGGTGCTGCACGCATGCGGTTCCTTTTACAGCGGTGTTGGTATACACCACGTTTCCGTTTGCTGCCACTTCCTGAGCGGCAACAGCTAAATATTCAGCCATATTGTTTTCTCCTTTTTCATATCGCAAAAAGGCAGGTCTAAGCCTGCCGATTTGCGTAATACCGGCATTGCGCCGAACATCCAACCATATTGCCGATGTCAGGAATATGGTTGGAAGATACAGATATGATGTTGTTGTCAGCAGTTACAGCCCGTATTGCAGCCGTAATATACGTTCGGGTTCGGCACCTGGTATGCCGGAATCGGTGCCGGATTGATCGCATTAATGAGCTGCTGGGTCTGTGCTGCCATAGCGGTAGTAAGCAATGCACTCTGACGATCCTGAGATGCAGCACGTCTGAGATCATTGTTTTCAGCCTGGAGGGAAGAAATCTTCTCGTTGCACAGGTAGTCCAGAATAGCTCTGGTTCCTGCGTTCTGGCTGTCGATAATGTCTCTGGTGTTGTTGTTCATGGTGTTCTGGAGTGCACAGGTGTTCTGCGCCATGTTGTAATTTACGCCCTGGATTGCTTCCCGGGTCTCGCAGCAGCACTGAGCAAGCTGCGCCTGGAGTGCGTTAGTGTTCTGCATGTTGGCTACAGTGTCGGCGTTAATAGCCTGCTGGATGCCGAAGCCAGTCTGCATGACGTTTGTATTGATGCCGTTGAATCCGGTAAGCATACCGTTATTCATGGCATAGAAGCCATCACACAGGCCGCTGGACAGGCCGTCCAGTTTGCTGATAACTGCCTGGTTGTCAAAGCCACGCTGGATTGCGGAATCGGTGTATGCGCTTCCGGCTGCTCCACCTCCGCCGTTTCCCCAGCCATTGCCACCCCATCCGCAGAAAGCGAAAATGAATAAAACGATGAGCCACCAGACACCGTCTCCGCCAAACATTCCATCATTGTTCCGGTTGTTGGTTCCGGTAGCCGCCGCAATGTCGGCTAAGCTGTAAGTTCCATCCATATTGATATCTCCTTTGATTTATTTACATTCCCGGCCAGGATAATGTACTATTTCATGCCGCCCAGCATCCGTTGAAACTGCTGTGCCATCTGCTGAGCCTGATCAAGCTGCGCCTGTGATATTCTGCCAGACTGCAACATCTTTTGTACCTCAGCTTTTGGGTCTCCCTTAAAGTTTTGCTTAAACTGCGCAAACTGCTGCATCATCTGCATGGGGCCGTTGCCGCCCATCGGCATGCCGCCGAACATTTGGAATAATGGGTTACTCATCTGCTGCCGCACCTCCCTTTGATCTCCGGCTCTCTGGTTTGGCAGTAGAGCCGCCGCTTGCTGGAAACGAATTTATCTTGTCCAGAATCTCATTGTATTTGTCAAAAAGGTCCTGGTACTCTTTACGGGTAACATACATATCATTCATGGCAGCTTCCGGTTGTTTCTGTGGCATTCTGCCGTTTATTTCGTGATACTCAAATACGCGTAAAGGTTGCGGCATGCCGGATACATCCGTTGACTTGATGTAAAACCGCTCCGCTTCGCTGTCCATCAGCAGTACGCATGATCCGGGCGCAACAAGGTAAGACTTTGCCCCAGTCTCTCCCTGCACCCAGAGTATTCCTTGGTTATTTGTCGGTGCCATCGGCTGCGGGACGGGCTGATATTGGTTCATCTGCGCCATACGATCCTGATACGGCTGGTATGGCTGATACATGTTCGGATATGCTGCCATGTTCGATTTCCTCCAATTCTTCCAAAAAGATCAAAATATCGTGGTAATCGGTTTTTATAGGTATCTCTACCTCATCGTCATCGGAAAACATCTTCTTCACGCTTATATTTTGGCATAAAAAATAAGCCCCTGACAGTTCGTCAAAGGCTCAATAAAGTATCTATAAAGTTCCACATATGCGAATGATCTTTGAGTTTACCCGGCGGCTGATCCGCTTCGCGGTGGCAAGGCTCACATTCATGTTTTCTGCGCAGATCTCCATTGGCACGCCTGCGGCTCGGTATTCAAATAAAGCTCTTTCCTCTGGTGTAAAATTCGCAAGTTTCCGGAAGTGGTTTAGCTCCGGCACTGTAAAATCATACACTTTCAAGATGAGATCTATTACCCCTCACTTTCTATCGGCTCATATGGTAGAGCCAGACATCTATTATAAAGATCTTCGCCTGTTCCATTGCCTCCAAGTGTCTTGTATGGACGAAACATATACTCAAGATTGTCTCTGTCTTCCAGTGTACAGTACTTACGTTTTAAGTAAAACGTACACGCCTGATAGAGCCGATCATGGAGAAGTGCCAGAACTCCCGCATTAATAGCATTTGTTCTCGCGCGTTCCGTCTTCAGCTGTTTAGACAGTTTATGATATGCTCCCGAAAGTACTACTGATATAAGGCCAAACAGCCATGATACCCAGTGTGCTGTTATGTACAGTATAATCATTTCCATTGTATACTCCTTAGTTATGATTTTTCTCCCAGTAATATATAGGAATTTCTCCCCCGCTATCCCAGGTATCGTATATATGTCCGTCCTGCACACAAACAACATGGCCATCAATGCAAAGTATGTACGTCCCATGCTGATGCTCCGTGCAAAAATCAGCTACTGTATAGATGTTTTGGATATGATCGTCTATCATATGCCGTCGATATCCCTTTTCTTTTAGATATGCGCCCCATACGTAATTAGCACTTGGCATATCAGACAGCATACAAGCCTTTACCATGATGCCGGAGAAAACCGTCTCCCAGTCCTGCCCTGTTGCCTTACAGATGGCCCGGATAACGCAGTCACCTACGCGCTTACCGGCTGGATTCGGATTGTAATACTCCCACTCAACATCATATTTCATAGCATTATCCTTTCTTCAAATACGCATATCTTTTTGCCGCTCCTCGCGCCTTTGCCGCCTGTTCTCTTCCCCATTTGGCAATTCTGAGGCGGTCATCCAGTAGGCGTAAGTCATTGGCTTTGCAAAAATCATTGTACGCCCGGTTCTGCCTCTGTAAAAGATACGACTTTCGATCTAACTCCTCTTGTAGTTCTATCCTCAGTGCATCATCATTGCAGGTGTCTACAGCCGTTTGCAAGCCCATAACCATTTGCTTTGTCTTTCTGATTCTTCGCTCTAATGCTCGCTGCCTCTGCTCTAACTTTTCCAGCCTCACATTATCCTCTGTCTCTATATCCTTATACGGGTTGTTTACCCCGTCACCGGGTCCAAAGCTGTGGCGGCAGTTCCAGCCACTTAACCCTTCGCCTGTCCCGTATCCAGTCACAGAAAATGGCGGGTATCGTTTATCTTGCCCCGTCCGGCTGTAAAACTGTCCTTGCCACCACAAATGGTTACCTGGATTCTGCCCGCCGTCTCCCGTTCGCGCCCCAATATGTGCCGACACAAGGATTATATCCCACTCCTGTTCCTTCATGCGCTCCATAGATATATCACCGGCTGCCTGGGCGATTCCCGTACGAACAGCCCGTGCCGTAGCTGTCTCAAGTGTATCTTTGTGCCCTGTTGGATACTGCACCACAACGCCATTCTGCGATATAGTGTCAACAGCCTCTTTTACAGCCTGTGTGTAAGAGACAGCACCACTCATAACCTTATGATATGCACTATCGCATTCGCTTATAAAAAGGCTTTGAGCCGCTTCCGCTGTTGTTCTGGTCATGTTTGACCACTCTCCCATAGTAGCCTCATAGTCTCTTTGCAACATTCGCAATAGCACCGGGGACTGTTCCAACGCTTCTGGTGCAATCCCAGCCGCTTCGTATATGGAGTTATCATAGGCCGCAGCTTTTACGTTTGCATCCTCCATTGCTGAGGCAACTTCTTTTCTTTGTAAGCGCGTACGGATAGCGATTTCCTGTGTAATATCTTCCAGCAAGTATCCGGCATCTTGCAATATTTGTAGGCGCCACCGGTCGGAAGAGGTAAATATATATTTTTCTCCACGCCCCAGGCGGATCATGACAGCTTCTATGATTCGGCTGATAATATAGTTATGTAGCGAAGATGCTATATCCTCGCTACCCTCTGCTATTTGTCTCAGATAATTTGGTGTCAGCATTCCTCACCTACTCCTCTTCAAATAGTCCTTTTTCTTTCGGTTGTGCTTCTTCCACCATTGCTTTTGCGTCCTCTTCTGTCATACCCTCAAATTTGACAAAATACATCCATGCCGGGACTTTTCCTTGTGCCACATACTGCCACCATCTGCCACGGTCAGCTTCGCGATCATAAAGGATATCCCCAAAGTCATAGATGACATCATACGTCCCTACAGGTGATAGGCCGTACAGATCCGCGTACACATTAAGGGCATATACAGTATCATCAAGACACGCTTCCAGTTGATCACGCACATCCTTGATAAACTGGACAGTGCGCTGCTGGTCGGCTTCTACACCTGTTGCCGTCTGGATTCCGGAAGACTCATTAAAAACAAAGTACCCGTTTGCGAATCCGGCCTTGTATCCTATCTGACTTAACAAATGATTGATTCCCTTGATTCTGACATCTGTGTTAAGCTGTGGGTTGATTTCCTGATAAAATTCTTTCTGATCATTGCCAAACACGTTTTTTACATAATGTGGCAATCCCTTTGCATCAGCCGGGCCGCGGTGTTTTATACTCTTTCCGCTTTCGTAAAGCAGACGATCATCGGCCAGAATAATTTTTTGACTGTCAAATATCTCTCCCGCATTCCGGCTGTATGCTATGTCAAGGTCTTTCAGTTCTTCCACGGCTTCGCGGAATATCGGAAGCCCCAGTGGGGACGATATATCTACGTTGTTTGCCTGCGGCGTGCGGAAGATACCGAACATTGGCTTGTCCAGTGGCTCCCCGGATGCCTTAAGAATCGGCGGTGTGTCCTCCAACATATCGGCCCATTTGGTTTGCGTAAGCGGTATCGGGTCTCCCAGACTTTCCTCCGACTTAGAAACGTACGCTCGGTTGCTTACATAGTAAGGATAGATCGTCACACCATCCTGCACCGTCTCAACAAATCTGTGATATTCCAGACGGGTGTACCATTTCTTCCCGGACTGGTACGAATCCTTGAAGATAATGCCGCGCACAGCAAGATTGTCGTAATCAACAAGCAGCACGTCCGCCGGGGTAAATGCATCCAGGCTTGTGCCGTTTGGCTTTAAAAACACCGTACCATATGCACAGCCGTACTCCACCCAGTCTCGAAGCTTTGGATAAACTAAATCTATCTGCTGCTGTAGCCATTCCGCCCGGTCACTGCCTTCCAGGTGTATACCAATTCCAAGAGTTACTAGGCGGGCTGTCTCAGAGCAAAGAGCCTTTGCAAAATTGATAGTCTTAATACCCTCATCATCGTCCAACCACTCCGGCTGACCGTGGTATATCTTCGCACACTGATCTATAGCTTTTTCCATCTCTGGAGATACGATGGATTCCACATCAAAGTCGTTCTCTGCCTGCCGTTTAAAAATCATGTTAAACCACCTTTTTATCGTTGATAATATTCCCACTATGCACTATTCCCCCGTCTCTCCCACAGCGATTCCGTAGCGTAACGGGTCGCATCAATGAGATGGTTATTTTTGTCTGGATATCCGCTTATGACGTTGCCGTCCTTATCCCGCTCGTACTCATACTCTTTAAATTCGTTGCAAGCGTTAGGCGTTCTGTTCGGGTCCATGACAAATTTTTTCCCTTGTAACCACTTCATTGAGTACTCAATGCTGCCAGGTCCTTTATGTGCTGCTCTGGCTGGTAGCCCTGAATCTCTGTAATCCTCAACAGATTTTGGCTCTGCACTATCGCATGTTATAACATAGTCATCATATTTGCGCCGTTTGATTTCGGCGGCTGTCCAGCTGTTCTTTTTCTTGTTTTCATAAATCTCGTCTATGAAATATATGGTTTCGCGCGCCGAATCGTAATATATCCTTACAAAAGCATATTTATCTGGGTACCATCCCCAGTCAACACCTTGATATATGCGATCCATGATTTTGATTTCTTCATCTGTGATAGTGCGCTCTTCGATAAATTCGAAGACGTTGCCGCCGTTTCCGTTCGCTTCACCCATATACTCATTTTCATATGCGCTTGGATTGACCTCTTTTAGATGTTCTGCATCGTTAAGAAATTCCTCTCCCAGCCAGTCATCAGGGACATCTTTGTATGTGCTTCGCATAACAACGGCGCTCGCGTTTTTAAACTCTGCCTCTACAGTATACTTATTGGCCCAGTTGATCTTGCTTCTCGGTGGGTTAAATGATTTAAACTTATATGCTTTGTCGCCGCCACGTATAGCGGACTGCTGGATACTTCTAACTTCTTCCGGTCCGGCAAACTGATCTAACTCTTCAAACCATACAATACCGATATATCCGAACTTCGGCTTAATTGATTTTATTTTAATCGGATCATCCGCGCCTCGGAAATAGATTTTCTGTCCGGTTGGCTTATACGTAATCTCAAAAGGAGACTGCTTGAATTTAAACTCTGCATCAAGGCCAAGCTTTGAAATCGCCCATTGCAGCTGCGCATACACAGAATCCTTTATGGTATTTCCGACTTTTCGCAGCACAAGTGCGTGCATATCAGGATGTTTTTTTATCAGCTCCGGGATAATGCATGATATACAAGACGATTTCGAGGCTCCTCGCCCGCCTGGAAGCACATACTCCGTATGCATGCCGCGCCGGATGTCGCGAATCATCGGGTGGAATACATCCGCCACCACATCAAGATCGATGTGATATTCTTTTGCTGCTTTGGCTTCATCTTCTGCCTTCTGCTGTGCTTCTTTTTCCTCTTTTACGGCTATAGCTTTCTCCAAGTCAGACATGGCCTTTAGCTGTTCGGAAAAAGCCGGAGCGAAGCCGAATGAATCTTTTACTTCCCCCCGTGCAATCATGGCACGGCGCTTCTGGATGTCAGCAAGAGACATGGTGTCAGTACCGTTGAGCTTATCCAGTTGATCTTGCTTCTCGGCTATATAGGCTGATACATCAGCATTTTTCAGCAGTCTGTATCCTTCTGCCTCAGGCTTCCTATATCCAGCTTTTCTCGCCGCATCAGTTGCGTTCCCGCCATTTTCTATGAAATTTTTTGCGAACGCTTCCCGCTTTGGCGTAAGCCTCATTTACTCACCATCCTGTCACTACTGCCAACTTTCTAGCGCTTCCCATATCTCTTTCAGTGCCATAACCATATCCACCTGTGATGCCGTCCGGATAATCTCATAATCCCTTGTCTTCCATTCTCCACGTACATATTGCAATGTAGGTGTGCTCACACTGTACATGGTTATCATCCGGTTCTGATCCGCACTGTAAAACTGGCTTGTCCCTATCTTTGTTACAAACTGCTTTGTGAGCAATGCTCTTTGCAGCTTTCTTTGTATCTGGTTAAGGTTCATATACTATCACCCTATTTTCATTTTAAAAAATATAAAACGAGATGTATCACCATATTTTTTCTTGATACATCTCGTTTCTTTTTATAGCTTATTTTCCATATATTTTTTCTCGTGTTCCTTTGTGCATATGGTTATACATCCACCGCGTCCACATCCTCCATGTTCTCCCAGTCCAACAGAGTGCCACACTTACCGCAATAGCTATTCTCATTTCCGTCTGGGTTCTCCATGTATTCGGCACTTCCGCATACCGGGCAGAATGGCGCAAGGTTATATGCGTATTGTACCGGATACTTTGGCTGCTTGTAAAGCTCACTAACCGGTACGTTCAACGCTGATGCAATTCTCTCTACTGTGCTGGCACGTGGATTGCTCTTTCCGTTTTCATAACGTCTGTACTGAGGGTCAAGCATCCCGCACAGTTTTGCGGCCTGTAATTGGGTAAGACCTTTCTTGATGCGGATTCTTTTAATGTTTTTGCCAATATCCATTTATTCTTCCGACTCCTCTATGAATCTTTGCATTGCTCCCATGATTATGCCACAGATCTGATTGTATTCATCATGGGTAAGAATACACCCGCTTGTGATATCATGGATGAGTTCCCGCAGCTTCCGGCACTCCACTGTCGTTATTGTGTTTTCTTCCATCTTTCTATCCCTTCATGCTTAAATAACACATGATTCCGCAGTCTGGGAATATCTCTGTATTCATATTCCCGCGTGTAGGTTCTAGCTCGTCAAGGTATACCGGGTGACCTTTGCTGTCTTTCAATATTGCATAGCCCACCTTCCGCTCCAATCTGGCCCGACTCTCAAAAACCTCTGGAAAGTCCTTGCGGATCCGGTTCCAATAACCCATTCCTCCTTTGACACACCCGAGGCAATTATTATTAGGGTAACCAAGGTCATACATGACTGGGCGCCGGAACAGAAAGGTTCTTTCAAATAGACCGTGAACCTCTTCCTTTGATAACTCCCCCTCAATCAATGGGAACTTATGAACCGCCTGCGGATTCGCTTCTATGGTCCGTTCGGCACGCTCCTGTTCCTTCAGATCGAATCCCCAAACATAAGTCAGTTCGTAGTCCTTATGTTCCAATTCCCACTCTTTCCGCACTCGCTTTTTCAACCAGTTGGTACAAGGTGCAAATCCATTCGTGGCACGGAAGCCGCCAAAAGCCCTCACGCAGTCCTCAACACAGCAATATTCTTGTGACCGCAAAATCTGTATCTCTTGTCCGATTGCCGCCTCACAATCCCGTATAAATCGTATGCTGTCTGGGTGTTGGTCCTTTATGTCTATATAAATCCACTTATCGACATCTCCAGCTAAGTATCCAGCCATAAAGCTGCTTACTCCTGCGCTAATCCAGCACACCTTTTTCTTCGTCATAACACCACGCTACAAATGCTGTATCGTGGATCACCATTCGTTTGCTCTTATGCGACCAGCGCCGTTTCCAACGCAAGCCTTATAGCCACGGTGTTGAATTTTTCGGTACGCCACCGCCATTCACTGCGCACCAACCCGGTTTACCGGGCATTCGTTATTCCTTTCTTTTAGTTACAAATTTCATATTGCTCCTTAAATCTGTACCATTTCCCGGACATCTCTCAGCGTTTTTGGCGTTGATTGAGCATAATACATGCTTGTCACCGTTGGGCTGGCATGTCCTAGAATTTCTTGGATGATACCGATATCAACCTTTCTGTTTTTTAAATTCATTCCAAGCGTTTTCCTCATTTTATGAGGATATACCGCGCTTTTTACATCTGCTCTCTTTCCAATATCTTTAATTATGACTCTTAAACCGCATACGCTCATTTTATTGTATGGTGCCCTGGTCTGTGGAAACATGTACGGGCTGCTGTCCGTTCTGCTTTCAAGATATTCATTGTAATAGTGCCTTGCATCATCATCAAGGTATAATGTGCGGTATCTGCCGCCCTTCTCCCCTTTGATGAGTATATCTCCCGTTTCTGTATTGATCTGGTCGATTCTGATCTCTGAGATTTCTCCAACCCGCGCTCCGGTGCTGCGGAATACCTCAATGATCGCACGCTCTCTTTTTGTGCGGCAAGCGTCACGCATCTGGATAATCTCCGACCGGCTAAAGTAATCAATTGGCTTTAGCGCAATCTTTTTCGCTTCCGTTGCTTCCACAGGATTTTCATCAATGAGTTTTGATTTTCGCATCCATGTGTAAAAAGCCGAAAGGAATCGGCGCTCGTTATTGTATGTGCTGTCCTGTACCTTTTCACTTTTTGTTCCTAGGCGTTTCTCGTACTGTGCCAAATACCACTCCACATCAAATGTATCTACACTGTCCAACGACTTCCCCATCATGTCAGATAACCTTTTTACAGATCGGATATATCCGCTGATTGTCGCAGGACTGAGCCCGCGCTTTTTGATCTTGAAAAGTTCCAGTAAATAGCGGTTTCTTTTTTCTACATCTGTTTTCCACTCCGCTGGAAGAGATGTGATTTCCTGCACATTTACCTTTGTAAGCTCACTCGATACTACACTATCCAGGATTGCAAGTGTGTCCGAATCAGAAATGTAAATCGACATTGCAACAATGATGTTATCAACGATTTCTCTTTTGATATTCTGGCCCATAGTAATCCTCCCTCTTGCAGAATCTGCAAAGGTCTGATACAATGGACCTAAGCAGATCAGGTAAGTGGCGGTAACATCTTGGCGGGTGTCCACCACTTATTTTTTTGTGTCATTGTCTAGCTCCTTTTATACTTCCAAAAGCCAAAAAGCTTAAGTCTGTGGTAAAATTCTGCTTTTACTTTCCTCCGGTATCCATAAAAGTCATCTGCCTTTGCCGGAATATCTCTCCCGCGCCGGATCAACGTATAATATCCGTCTCCGGTCACCAGACTATCATATGTCTGGATTTCAAGCCCTGGCGCTTTTGATATCGCACAGCCAAATAGTATGATTTTTATCTCAGGATCCGGACTCCTGCAATATAGGTCAAGTTGTGATTCGTCCTCTTTTGGCACGTTGTAGTCAGATAACTTAGCTTCTCTTGTCCTCATCTAATCTCCTTCTTCTTTTTTTGCTGTCAGATATATCGTAGATTATAGCCACTCCGTTTGAGGCGTTTTACAATCTCGTCCCAGTCTTTTAACAAACTTATCTTTGCTCTGTCTTTTACTGGTTTTTCTTCTTTTTTCTTGGTTACAAGCTTCGAGCATCCCCAGCAGATCCTATAGTAGCCACCTCTAGCTTTCTTTTGCCCGTTACACCAACCTGTCCCGTTGTCGTAGTAGCATGACATTCTTTTCCCCTTTCCGCAGCTATCCGGCGCATGGCTGCTATTACGTATTCCGTGCCCGGGTTTGTTTTTTTCCACATGGCTGTATCTCCGCTAAATTTCAGTTTTACTGCATAACGTTATTAATTTTATGCAACTTTATCCTCTGCCTCCAGAAAGGCTGCAACAGCCTTTTTTATCAGCCACGCTATGGTTCTTTCATTCTTCTGGCAGTAAGCCACTACTTGCCGGAGCTGCACAGGATCCATGCTCACGCTCTGTCTGACGGCTTTATCTTCTGCTTTCTTCTTCGGTCTTGCCATATCACTACCTCCCTTTCCGTATGCTTATTAAATTTTGGGTTATTTCAGTTTTCATCAAACTCTTCGCAAATTTCCTCGTAATACCTCTTTTCATCCGCAAAATGATCGTACACCATTTCCTCTACCATCATTTTGGCATCATGCTCACACATTTCCTTGCCGGTCAGCAAGTCCCAGTATGTATCGAGCACATTCGATGTTGTAAACCAATCTCCCTCTGAATCTCTAAACAACGCCACTATGACTTTGGGATCATCTCCATGATGCCCGAACACAAGCGTGTGAAC